ACACGCGTTAGCGTGTGCGGAGTCATTGTTGTAATTGGCGTTACGACGCCCTCTTTGAGTTCATAGTATCTCTTTTTCAGCGTTACGACGCTGATTTGGAGTGCTTTGCACTCAATTTGTATTTACAAACTTTATCATACCCGTTCCCTGGGATAGTGGGACCCCCGTCATGAGGATAGTCATTTCTGACGTAAGACAGACGTATGAAGGATGACAAAATTTGATATAGGTAACTATGAAAGAGTTTTCCTCGAACTCTTGATGATTAGTTTACTAAACTGATGTGTACCTTACTTTGTAAGGCGCGTCCCTTGTGCTTTTGCACATGATTGTGGAAACATGGATTCGCATTTTATAGTTTAGTAATAAACTACAGTTTAGTACAGGTAAGACTGACCTGTCTGGTAATCGGTTATGGATTGATAATCCTGACTTGATCTTTGATGATCTTGATTGATCTTCTTTTGCCGAAAAGGCGTTTACTTTGAGAGTAAGACGTTGAAAATGTACCCTACTAGCATGGGTCGACGTAATGGTCAAGCATTATTCATTTGGACTGTTGTTCCGGCAGTCAGTAAGAATTCAGTATTCTGAGGGTTGGCACCCGATGAAGGTACTGTTGCTACTCGATTTAAACAAATTCTAGGACATACAAAGGATGTGCACGAAATAGTATTGTCGCGATGTTTGGAGTATTCAAAAACTCTGTAGTTCGCTACGTAAGACGACTTTTGATCGTGTATTTGATCTTGTATGGAGAAGTAATATTTTGATTTATCGGAGATTAAGGAATCATGTTCCTTTTATCTTGAACACAGCATGACATTTATTTATCAGGCTAGTACACACGGAAATTGTGTTCGGGAAACGCAAGTATGCCAAAGGCTTGCACCCAGTGCCAGAGATCCATTATTGGATTGTCTGAAGATCCTTTTTAGGATGATGTGTTGGTTCTTTCTAGGTTGGCATTGTTGTTTCAACAGTCAAATGGGCGAAATTCCTGAAAAGGCATTTGCTCGTAAGAAGTGGTTGAAAAACAAGGACGCTCGTATTGTCGAGCGTACAAAGAGAGATTCCTGTGGTGGACAGGAGAAAAAGGATTTCAAGAAGAAATCTGGGAAGAAGAAAGAGAAATTTACTCCCCAGATTGGTTCGGTTGCTATTGCGACGGCGTTCGCTAATCTTGCAAATATTGAAGGAATCTCCATTGATGATTCCACCCTTAATAAGGTGGAGAATCTTGGAGCTTTATTTCTTGCTTGTAAAGATTGTACAACCGTATCCGGCTTTCTTAGTACTTGTTTTCTGTATTTGAAGACGCATTACACCAAGAGTGTTGCAAATCTTGCTGCCCAATATCTTTCCGAAGTATTGGGTGCAGAATTTGATTCTCAACTTGGTGAATTTGGTGTTAAAACAGAGGACAAGCCTAAGTGGCTACTTCTTTTAAAAGACCTCCAAGAAAATTGGACTTTAGTGGTCCGAAATGAAGGATTTAGGAATATTTCACATGTTTTGAGCCTTTCTTTGGCTTTGGGACTTTGTGAATCTGCTGATCTTGATTTTAAAATTGGAGGTATGAAGTTATTTTCCATTGGTGCACTTACCAAACATGCTTCAGCTGTTGATTTGATTGATGCTGTTTTCGAGACAGTCACCTACTTTGCAGAAGGTGGTTATGCTTGTTTTCAGCGTGGATCCATTAAGCCATTGTTGTATGGTAATATGGAAAATGAGGAATTTGAAGAGCTTTATTCTAAATGTCTTCGTTGTCAAGAATATGCCAAGTGTGGTAATCTTGAAAAATATGAAGACATGAGTGAAAATGATTATGAAGCTCTTCTTGCACAGTGCATTGAGAAGGCGAATATGCTTGTTACTACATCTCGTGGTCCTGTTGAGAAGAATTTTCTTCGCAGGAAACTTGATACTTTGAGATTGTGGCAAGCAACGTTTCGTCAAACTCGTGTACAAGGTGGTTTGCGCGAAGCACCTTATTCGATCGGAATTTATGGCGGTACTTCTGTTGGAAAATCTACTATTGCCAATGTGTTAATGGTTACGACTTTATTGCACAATGGTTATGATGCCGCAGACGATCGAATTGTAACTTTGAATGAACAAGACAAGTTTTGGTCTAATTTCCGATCATTTACAAATGGAGTTTTGATTGATGATATTGGAAATACCAAAGCTGATTTTGTTGAACGTGCCCCTACTTCCTTAATGATTCAGTTAGTCAATAATGTTCGTATTTATGCGAATATGGCTGAAGCTGACATGAAAGGAAAGATTTCTGTTGAACCTAAAGTAGTGATTGGCACTAAGAATGTCAAAGATACATGCGCAACCACTTATTCCAATGAACCTGCTTCTATCACACGTCGTGATCGTATTACTTTAACTGTAAAAGTTAAACGTGAATATGCGGTTCACGATATGTTGAATGAAGATAAGGTTAAGGCTGCTTTTCCAGGCGGTGCACCATCGATCCCAGATTTTTGGGACATTACCGTTGAAAGATCTTTTCCCATACCACATGGAGTTAAGGGAAAAGCAGCCACTGTTGGATGGGAGGTTATCCAGTGGAATGGAAAACCTCTCTTGGATATTGGGTTACCAGAGCTTATTCGCTGGATTGGACAGGATTCTGTCAAATTTTACGACAATCAGAAGATGATTGTTGATAAGAATAACAATCTAGCTGGAAAATTGGAGCTCTGTCCAGAATGCCGTTACCCTATTCCTGATGTGTGTGTTTGTCAACAAGTGCAACACATCTTTCTTTCTCGTATTGATGATAGATGTTCAACGGGCTATTGTACTCGTTGTGAAGGACATCATCGCGAGTATGAGGAAGTTATGGGCAATCAGTTGGGTGAGAAAATCGTGAGAGCAATGTATCCTAGGTATCGTGCTTGGGAGAAAATTGTTCGACCGCGGTTTGCATACTGGACCAATGAGATTGAAGAATGGTCAGTCAAGAAGTTATTAGAACGACTTGACTGGCTTGAAACATCTCCTTGGGTAGTGTGGACAAATTATATTCCACAGGAATGGCTTAATGAAAGTTGGATGAAGAATATCGTGTGGTTTACACGAGAGAATGAGATTCGGGCACGTGTTCGACGCGCCTATTTGAATCATATTTTTATGATGTTTTTCATCTTTTACCTTTCATTTTTTGTGCATTCGATTTTGATTGCTCTTTTAGCTTTTCCACTTACTGGAATTTCCGGTGTGGTGAAGCATGAAAAGGAGCGTTTATATCAAGAAGTTTCAAGTGACAATGCAGCTATGCCAGAGGTCTTTAAACTTTATCGTGATAAACATGTAAAGTGGATAACTGGATGCTGCGCTGTTGTTGCTTGTTGCTATGCGATTGCACAAATTTGGAAAGCTTTTAAAGTTGTTCCTGCGCCCCAAGGTAATCTGGCTCCCTCTTCTAATGTTGAGATTGTTGAGAGAGATTCGGAAGTGAATCCTTGGGCTGGTGTTCTGGTATCTGAAATGCCATGTACACGAGAAGCTAAAACTACTACTCCAGATCAATTGGAGAAATTAGTTAATGCAAACTTGTGTCACATGACAATTCAGGTTAAAACTTCGGGAAAGATTCGTACATTTGAATGCGATGCTTTCTTCCCGAAGTCTAATGTCGCTATTGTTCCTCAGCATATGTGGAAAGCTGATGATATTAAAGCAACCTTTGTTCGCCATGATCCGAGTAAAATCGGAGGCAATTTTGAGTGCTTTTTATATCGTAAGAACAGTATCGACATTCCCAATACTGATTTGTCCGTGGTTTGGGTCCCCAATGGTGGGGATTGGAAAGATTTGACAGCATACTTACCACTTGCTAGATTTGATAGTGTGCCTGCTCGTTTGACTTTCAAGAAGAATGATGGATCTATTGTAGGTTCGAAACTCTTCATGGAAGTTGATGAGGTAATGACACATGCTGCAAATTTCTTTGGTGCAAAATATGATCTCAGGTTTGAAACCTTTGAAGGGTTGTGTATTGCACCATTGATCACGGAGACCAAAGGACCTCTAATTGGTGGATTTCACCTTGGAGGTAAAAATGGTCAGACCCGTGGTTGTAGTGGTTTGTTGTTGAAGAGTGAGTTTGACGCAGCTTTTGAGCGTCTGCGTAATCAACCTGGAGTTGTGTTATCTAAAAGTTCAGGAGTAATTCCAAAAGAACTTTATGATGTGCAATTCTATGAAAATGCAGATGTTCATCCCAAAAGCCCTATCAATTTTCTGCCTGAAGGTACTAATTGTAAGTATTATGGGCAGGTTAAAGGACGGGCGTCTTACTACTCCGATGTGGAGGAGACTGTCATCTCTTCACACGTGGAGGACGTGTGTGGTGTACCCCAGAAATGGGGTGGTCCAAAATTTCGCAAAGGATGGCCTTGGCAGAAATCTTTGCAATTCTCTACAAAGCCATCATGTGGTATTGAAGGGTCCTTGCTTGAGAAAGCTTGTAAGGACTATATCAAACCAATTTTAAAGGCATTGGATAATTTGACATCCCTGAGAAATCAGGTTCGGCCTTTGAGCCGAATGGAGACTGTCTGTGGAATCGATGGAGTTCGATTCATAGATAAAATGCCTCCTGGTACGTCAATTGGATATCCTCTTTCTGGGCCAAAGTCTAATTTTATTGAACTTTTGGATCCTGAGGAAAATCCTACACACCAATGTCCTGCTGAACTTGATGAGAGATTTTGGACACACGCAGAAGAAATGGAGAAGCTTTACTTAAAGGGTGAGAGAGCTTATCCAATCTTCAAGGCTTGTTTGAAAGACGAGCCAACTAAATTGACCAAGGACAAGGTCAGGGTATTTCAGGGAGCACCTGTTGCTTTGCAGTTATTAGTACGCAAGTACTTTCTCCCTGTTGCCCGAGCATTGTCCATGATGCCTCTTACATCTGAGTGTGCTGTTGGTGTGAATGCCCAAGGTCCTGAATGGGATCAATTGGCTAAACATATCAAACAGTTCGGAGATGATCGTATTTTAGCTGGTGATTACAGTAAGTACGATCTCCGGATGCCTGCTCAGGTGATGTTTTCTGCATTCCGTGTCATGATGGATATTGCTAAGTACTGTGGCTATTCTGACCATGATCTTTTAATCATGGAAGGAGTTGCTACGGATATTTGTTATCCTTTGATGGCATATAATGGTGATTTGATACAACACTTTGGGTCTAATCCTTCGGGACAAAACCTAACAGTGTATGTCAACTCTATTGTAAATGCTCTATTGTTTCGTTGTGCATACTTTGAGATTTGTAAAGATCGTAAAGATCTTCCAGATTTTCGGAAAGTTTGTGCATTGATTACATATGGAGATGATGCAAAGAGTTCAGTTCATGCTGATTTCAATGAATTTAACCACGTTTCTGTGGCTAAGTTCTTGGAAGAGCATGATATGAAATTCACCATGCCGGATAAGGAGTCCGAGCCAACACCGTATATGAATGATACGGATGCAGATTTGCTCAAAAGAAAGAACGTTTATTGTGAGGACACTGGAATGATTATGGGAGCACTCGATGAAGATTCAATCTTCAAGAGTTTGCATGCCACACTCAAATCCAAAGCACTTACTAAGGAGCAGCAATCAATGCAGAATATTGATGGCGCTCTTCGTGAGTGGTTCGCACATGGACGAGAAGTCTATGAGCATCGCCGCCAACAAATGCAAGAGGTAGCTAAGCGAGCGGATATAATCCATGGTTGCACTGTTGTTCATGAAACATATGACGACAGATTAGCAGCTTGGAAAGAACGCTATGCTTAGACATCGGCATTGTCTTGGGAAGACATTTAAAAGCATCCCTCTGGGCGTATCCTACCATGTCTATATTGTATATAACCAAAAGGAGGCTATCTGTATTGGATGACCGAGCTGGATCAATTAGTTCGATCATAGATTCAGCTTAGGCTTGCAGATAGAAGCACTTTCCCCGTAAAGTACCCCTATTTAGGGGGGTGTTCGCTACACACAAGATCGACAAACGTTGCACGGATTGAGTCTTCCGTGTAAATGTACATACGACTTGCTAACATGTATAATAATAATAATAAATTTAATGTATCAATAAATGAGGAAAATTTGGAGTCCCAACATCAGAATGTTCATTTCAGTGATCAAACTCCTCAATGGGACTATACAGTGGACAGTATGCCGGACCCCACTTTCAATATTGCTGATTCGAACGACGCGGATTTGGGAAATTTCTTTTCCCGTCCCGTCAAGATTCGGTCTTACAGTTGGGCAACAGGTACAAATTTGTTTGAAAAATTCAATCCTTGGCAGGATTTCTTTGAAAACCCTAGGGTATTGAATCGTATCACAAATTTTAACCTTTTGCGCTGTAAGTTGAAAGTGAGGATCGTTTTGAATGGTAATGGATTTCATTATGGGCGAGCAATCGCTTCATATATTCCACTCCATAACTTGGATGATTTTACGAAAGATCGCTCTTTCTTCATTCAAGATGTTGTAGCTGCCAGTCAACGTCCACATGTATATTTGGATCCTACCACCAGTCAAGGTGGAACACTTACTCTTCCATTCTTTTGGTATGAGAATGCCTTACGTATTCCCAGTCAAGAGTGGAGAGAAATGGGTGACATCATAATTCATGGTATGCAGATTTTAAAGCATGCCAACGCAGCAACTGATCAAGTCATTGTTTCCGTTTTTGCTTGGGCGGAGGAAGTTTCTCTCTCTATTCCTACGGCAAATGAGCCAGGTGCTCTAGTGCCGCAGATGGGAGAGGTCTTTACTCCTCAAACAGCAGATGAATATGGTGCGGGTCCAATATCGCGTCCAGCAGGCATTGTTGCTAGAGCTGCAGGCGCTTTAAGTAATATACCTGGTATAGGTATGTATGCGCGTGCCACACAAATGGCCGCAAATGCAGTATCAGGTATAGCTTCGATGTTTGGTTATTCAAGGCCAGTAGAACTTGCGGATATACAACCGTATAAACCGACGTTGCTGGGAAACATGGCTAATACCAATGTTCCTGACACGTCTCAGAAACTAACCTTGGATGTCAAACAAGAGCTCACCGTTGACCCGCGTGTGATGGGTCTCGGTTCAACTGATGAGATGACAATCAAATCAATTGCACAACGAGAATCCTTCTTAACGCAGTTTGGGTGGTCTGTAGCAGATTCTGCTGAGACACTTTTGTGGAACTCTGAAGTTTCACCTGTGTTATGGAATGAGTTAGGTGGTGGCGAGCTTCATATGCACGAGGTTCATATGCCCGCTTGTTGTTTCGCTGCTCTTCCATTTCGTAGGTGGAGAGGAACTATGAAGTTTCGATTTCAGATAGTCGCATCGGCCTTTCATAAAGGTCGTTTGAAGATTACCTATGATCCTTCATATCCTCTAACTAATGAGTATAACACAAATTACACGTACATCATTGATCTTGCAAAAGAGCGAGATTTCACTGTTGATATTGGTTGGGGTCATGAGAAGAGTTTGATTAATCACCGCAATCCTTTACAGGATCCCATACCGTATCGTACCACTGCTCTTGGAGCAGATCCAGGTAACTATGGGAATGGTATTATTTCTGTATATGTGGTAAATGATTTAACTGTTCCCAATTCGACCATCAATAACGACATTGAAGTGAACGTGTTTGTGTCTGCGGGAGATGATTTTGAGGTATTTGATCCGGATTCCCGGAATATCGAAGACTTGGTTTGGTTTCAACCTCAGATGGGAGAAGTTTTCTCCCCTCAAATGGCTGAAGTCAATGGTCAACCAATGAATCAACCCGATGCAGATCTTACGAAGCGTGAAGATGAACCGATGAAAGAGGAACCGTCATTAACAATGGCGCCGACGTTGTCTGACCAAGATCACACTACATGTGTGTATTATGGTGATCCAGTAACGTCGTTTCGTCAATGTTTGAAACGGTATAATTATCACTCGGCAGTGTCATCAGCCGGTGCAATTACTTCTTCGACAATGATAAATTTGCGTAATAGCAATTTTCCATATTATCGAGGTTATGCACCTGGGGCTGTACACGAAACAATAGTTCCCGCTGCTGCAACGCCTTACAATTATTGTAAGATGACGTTGCTGAACTATGTCACCCCGGCCTTTACTGGCAGAAGGGGTGGTTTGCGGTGGAAGTACTTCCGGACAGGTGGTAACACAGAAGAGACATCAATAATGATGGTGTCTCGAGATGCATCGTCCGTAGGAGGTTATGATCAGCAAGAAACTTTGATGATCACACAGGAGGGTGGAAATCAATTTGATCGTGTACGACAAAATGTGATGCTTATTCCCCACACCTGGGACGGTGCTGTTGTTACCAGCACTCTACAAAATCCAGTAATTGAAGCTGAAATTCCTTTTCATTATAATGTCCGATTTGTACCTGCTAAGCAGGGTGATTGGACATCAACGGCAGGAGTTTTCAGACATTATCACTGGATGTCAACTATCTGGGAGGCGCAC